ACCAATTTTTGAACGATAATGGAATGAAACCATATAGTCTTGGATTTGGAAGAAACGGTGGCACTATAGATGGCGATATTGTTTTTGCTTTATCGCATTGGAAGAATGAAGACGGTACTATGATAGCTGTTATAGAGACACCAGCAAACGGAGAAAAGTGCATGGTGTACATGATATTTAATTATAACGAAGTCATACAAAAGAATTAATTGTAGATGGTGGTGTAAGAACCGTGCTGGACATGGGGGCAGTACCCATCACCTCCACCAAAATATATGGGGGTGAACTAGGATCGACAGACGCAGATGACCCATTGGAGATTAATAGTTGGCGAACTTAAACGCATTTTAAATGGCGAAGCAAATTTTGCCCTTGCTGCCTAGTTAATAGGTAACGGAGTTTGAGAGGTACTTGGCAACAGAAACTTCTCGTTTTCAAAAGGAGAGAGAAATGAAAACAATATTTCTAGTAGTTGCAATACTACTAAACACAGAAGGAGATAGAACTCCTAGATATCATCCTGCTTATCAGTTTGATACTCTACCAGAATGTATGGACTTTGTTCAAGGAAATAATAATGGTTTAGTTATGGGTCTAATGATGAAGTTAAGAGAAGAAAACGACAACAGCAGAATAATCAATATAGGTTGTGGTGAAATGAGTCCAGAAGACGCAGATAAGATTATGAATGACTATCAGCAGAAACCTGGTGTTAGTGCTTGACAAACCCGATTAATTATAGTATAGTGAGAACATGAATAGCAAACAATTTAGTTTAGAAATAGAAGCCTTCAAAAAAGAGAAGAGAACATCTTATATGGATGCCATTGTTCTTTATTGCGAAGAAAGAGAGATTGACACGGCAACGGTTGGTCCATTAATTAACAAAGCGCTAAAAGAGAAGGTAGCGTTAGAGTGTCAGAAGTTAAATCTGTTACCTAAAACAAGTGAACTACCTATATAATGTATGGAGGATTTGATGTATTTAAAATTTGGCTGGGTATTAAACTTCACTTTACTACCAACACATACGACTATATCACCTATGGAGGTAAAGTCAATTGCAAACTAGAGACATTTACAAAACGAAATGACAAATACTTCTTTCACAAACTTTCTAAAAAATATAATGCAGAAGAAGCAGTTGACTTCTTTGTGTCAAACTTTTTACACCAAGATAAAGCTTGGATTGGCAATCTTGCTAAGTCTGATGGGCACGATATATACTTTGATTACAAGAAGCGTAAAGATAGTTTTACTTATCAGTTTAGGAGTGAGTGTAGTAGTATTAGGAATAATATGGATACTAAGCGCTTGTCTTTTGATGACCTTTATGTGGTTAATCGAGGTCAACATCCAATCTTTTTCAAGCTTCTCTTATCTAAACAAATTAGTTATGAAACTTTTGTGGTCTTTGAAGAGTTATTGGGATTTACTAGAAAATGGAATAAAGAGATTGAAGAAAAAGTAGTTTGGCCTATCTATGCTAAACGACTAAAGAAGTTTGCACCGTTCTTACGGTACAATAGAACAGAAACGAAGTTAATAATGAAAGAGATATTTAATTGAGCAGTATGACAGACGAATATAAAAAGAAACTTGACGATAAGATTAAAGAATTAAATAGTACCAGAGTTTTTAAAAAGATAACACCTAAAGGTGACTTATCATGGTACATTAAATGGTTTTCTAGTGTTGTTATTCTCACTGGAATGGTTCTAACGGCGACTAATATACACCCATTAAACCTCTATTTTCACTTTGTAGGTGTAATAGGTTGGCTAATAGTAGGTATGTTATGGCACGATAGAGCATTGATTATGTTAAATGGAGTAGCGATTGCTATATTTGCTATGGGCATTATAAATGCTTATACAGGTGCTTGACAAAAGAATAAAGAAAGTGTATAATGAGTACTATGTTTGATAAAATTGTTTATGGTATATTAGATATCATTGTGGCAACTGCCGAAACTTTACGAACTTCTTATAAGGAGAAAAGTCTTCCTAAAGAGTGTAAAGACAAGTGGATAAAAGGTTATAATGAGTTTAAAAAGAAGCATAAATAATAACATATATTATGATACATACAAAAATACGATAATACAACAATATAACAATACGATAATACAAGGAGAATAAACTATGGATTTTGAAAATCTAAAGAATAGTCAATCTAATTTTGACAAGTTGACAAAGCAAATCGAGTCAAACCTCAATCCTGAGGATAATGCTAAAACAAAAAACAAATACCAAGACGACAGATTGTGGAAACCTGAACTAGATAAAACTGGTAATGGTTACGCTGTGTTAAGATTCTTACCAGCACCTAAAACAGAAGAAATGCCGTGGGCAAGAGTATGGTCTCACGCTTTTCAAGGACCTGGCGGATGGTACATTGAAAACTCTCTAACTACATTAGGTCAGAAAGACCCTGTGTCAGAAGAGAATACTATATTATGGAACACAGGTGTAGATAGTGATAAAGAGATTGCTCGTAAGAGAAAAAGAAAATTATCATACTACTCTAATGTTTATGTAGTGAGTGATCCCAAGCATCCTGAAAACGAAGGCAAAGTTTTCTTATTTAAATTCGGTAAAAAGATTTTTGATAAGATTACAGAAGCAATGCAGCCAGCGTTTGAAGATGAAAAAGCAATTAACCCATTTGATTTCTGGACAGGTGCAAACTTTAAACTGAAAATCAGAAAAGTTGATGGTTTCTGGAATTACGATAAATCTGAATTTGAGGCTGTTAGTCCAGTCACTACCGATGATGAAGCAATCAAAGGTATCTGGAACAAACAATATCCTCTTAAACCATTCCTAGAAGCAGCAAATTTTAAATCTTATGATGAACTTAAAGAAAAGTATAATCGTGTGGTTGCTGGTTCAAAGAATACCGAGACTGCTAGTGAAATAGACCTCCCACCTATTACTAGTAGTGTAGCTGCGACATCTGTTGCAACTGCTTCGGTTCAAAGTAATGAGGCGTCTAGCGGTGAAGATGATGATACATTGTCTTACTTTTCAAAACTCGCTGAAGACGAATAATCTCTCTCTTTCCACATTACTTTAATGGCATAGGGGTCCTTTCTGGACCCCTTTGTTTATATAAATAGAACTAAAACAAACCACTACATTATTCTAAATCACATATTGAATTGCAAGGTTAAAGGATACTTATGCAATTAACAGACATTTTCAAAAAGAACATAGTAATGGTACCTGTTGTGGCCTCAATATTAGTTGGGTCGTTCACTGGTATTAAATATGTAATTAATCTTACAGATACTATAAACGCAAATAAAATAGAACTAACTAATTTACACAGAGACATAAAAGTTGTAAAGGAATCTAATTTAGATTTAAAAGACAGACTATCCAGAGCAGAAGGTACTTGGGATATGGCTGAAAACCTATACAGAGAACTTGCAGAAAAAGTTAGAGACCAAGCTTGGGATATCAAAGACCTTAGCAGAGAAGTAAACGGTAACTAACATGGAGATACTTAGGATGGCTCCAAATAGATTTACACTTATATTGTTAGGTATGCTTGTACTATTCGCTGTAATGGTTAAACCTGCTCATGCAAGAAACGAATATCTTAACAACAATACACAAGCCTGCCAATATGGTAGCTTTGATGTACAGACTAGTTATGGACAACAAGACACAGAATATAATCACTATTCACCAAATAACAATTACGACAACTATGGTAGAAATAAAGAAATAAGATTTACTTTCAGAAAGTACCTTGGTGTTAGTAAGGAGATGTGTGATAAACAAAATGCTATATTACTAGAGAATGAAGATTTAAGACAAGAATTAGAAATGCTTAAAGTTTGCAACAAGTATGCAGACAGACCATTACCACCACAATTCGCAACGGTAGAAAAACATTGCAAAGGTTTAAGAGCAAGACCTGAAAGAGCAAAATCAGACGAATCTATGTGGGATGAAATGAAGAAAGATTACATTGAGGACAATCCAGATGTTGATTTATTTGACAATAGCAAACCAGGTCTTAAACTTCCACCAAAAGATTTCATATTACCTGAGCCTAAACCATAATCCCATTGTAAAAATCGTATAAATATAGTTGTTATGGCAATATCTATATTAGACCCATTAGTACAAAAACAAGGCGACACCAGAAAATCTGGTGCTTGGTATCGTAAGGCTGTCGGCAGCATTGCTGACAAAACACAGGCAAGACAATTAATGAGAGACGGCAACCTAATCGGTAGACCTTCTCAAGGACGATTAAATCTATTTTTTTATGACCCGAAATTTAAGAAAACACTACCTTATTACGACACATTCCCTTTAGTATTACCATTAGAACCAATCAAAGGCGGATTTATGGGAATGAATTTCCATTATTTACCACCTGCAATGAGATTTACCTTACTCGCAAGAATGGATAAGTTTCTATCTGGTGACATGATAAGACCTAATACGAAGTACCAAGTAGATTATGATAGTGTGAAGAATATACCTATGGTTAAACCAACTCTTCATAAATATCTTTATAGTAATGTGAGAAGCAATTTTTTGCGTATCAATGCGTCTGAAGCTGCGGTTGCAGTATACTTGCCAGTACAACAATTCAGAAAACAACCAGCGACTACCGTTTGGAGTAGAAGCAGAAGAAATAATTAGAGGACTCTTATGATGAATATGAGTAATAAGGTAAATGGCAAGAAGAAGTTTATGGCGAGTTGCAATCGTCAAATTAAGAATGTGGTATTGTGATATTAGAGGACACCACGGACACAAATGGAATTATGAACCAGGCGAATACTATTTAGGAATGCAGAAGAGTAAACATTGGAAAGATAAACATTAAGGATAACTAATGGCAATATTACGAGGCGGGAAAAGAATAGGAGGTATGGATATCAGAATTGGTATTCCTAGAGATACTTCTATGAACAATATTAACCGAGACCCAAGGTTCAAACAAAAGGTAGGTGCAAATCCTGAAACTACAATGGGTAGATTTCAATCCTATGTAAATGAATCAGAAGGTTTTGCTCGTAAGGCTAGATACTATGTTGTCTTTGAACTACCAACAGGTGGTAAGATTGCAGGTGGTATGGACTTTGGTGGTGCAGTACCTGGTGGTGACGGTATGGTACAAGGTGGTGAGATACGAAGATACGCTAACGAAGCAAACTTGCAACGAAGAGTACAAGCGTTTGTATCATCGGTAAATATGCCTGGTAGAACAATGAAGACTAAAGCAATAAAACACAATGGTCCACCAAGACACATTGTTTACGACTATGAAATGGCTGATGTATCAATGACATTTTATACAGACAAATATTTAAGAGAAAGAATATTCTTTGAATTGTGGCAGAAGACTGCCTTTTCAAATATAACTCACAACTATGCTTACTATGATGAGTATGTAGCACCGATTAATATTCTTCAACTAGGTGCAGACCCAGGAGCACAAGAACGAGACGGTTCAACTTATGGTGTCAGATTGTGGGAAGCGTATCCTGTTTCAGTAGGTGATGTAGAGTATGCTTCAGGTTCAAATGAAGTACAAACATTTACCGTTCAGTTTAAATATAGATACTGGTTAAACTTTGCATTAGACCAACAAAACAAGTTTCAGATTGGTCAGTCGCAGTTTAATAGTGCTGTTGTCAAAGAAGGTGAGAGTGGATTTTTAAGTAAACTACCACCTGAATTGAGAAGAGCAGGCGAAGGTGTGCTACAAAACTTGAAGAGGTCGTTTCCAATCGGTAAGATTACTGGTGGAAGAGTTATGCCTCCATTCAAATTTGGACCACTAAATATATAATTAATAATAAGGAGATGATAACAATATGGCTTTACCAAAAATTGAAGTCCCAACATATAAGATAACTCTACCTAGTAAAGACCAGGAAGTAGAGTATAGACCTTTTCTGGTCAAAGAAGAGAAGATATTGATGATGGCAATGGAAGAGCAGAATGACGCTCAAATGAAAGCTGCCGTTAGAGATTTAATTAACTCTTGTACTTTCGGAAAATTAGAAGTAACCAAACTACCACTATTTGACATTGAGTATTTGTTTTTAAATATTCGTGCCAAGTCTGTAGGTGAGATTGCGTCTTTCAAAGTTTTCTGTCCTGAAGATAAGGTTACACTTATACCTGTTGAAGTAGACTTGACAAAAGTTGAGGTACAGGTTGATGACGACCACACAAATAAAATTGTATTAGACGAGACAAGAAATCTTGGTATTAGTATGAACTATCCTAACATTGACACTATTCCATTGGGCGTAGATAATTCTATGAATACAGACTCAATCTTTAAAACGATTGTTGATTGTATAGATTATATCTATGAGGGGGAAGAGGTGCATAAAGCGAAAGATAGTACAAAGGCTGAACTAATAGATTTTTTCAATAATCTTAACACACAACAATTTGAGTTAATTAGAAAATTCTTTGACACAATGCCGAAGTTAAGGCATGAGCTCAAGGTCGTAAATCCTAAAACCAAGAAAGAGAGTGTGGTTACACTCCAAGGACTATCTGATTTTTTCGTATCTGCCTCTCCCACAACAACCTAGAGGCGTACTTTGAGACTAACTTTGCATTAATGCAACACCATAAGTATAGTCTATCAGAATTGGATTCTCTTATTCCTTGGGAAAAAGAGGTTTATGTATCTTTACTGGTTAAACACCTTAAAGATGAGAAAGAAAAAGCAAGACGGGATAAAATGAATAAATAATAGTATGAAGAACAAAACAGAGGTATCAAATGGCTGAAGAAATAAAAGAAGTTAAGGTTGCAGAACCTAAACAGAAAATACAAGTTGATTTAGAAGTTGATACTTCAATAAAAGACTTAGGTATCAATCCATATTCAAAGATAATACATATGGCAAGAGCAGTTGACGCTTGGAGAATATTCCCAAGATTGTTTTTGACCGTATATATTGTTTTACTATACAAATGTGTAATATGGTATATGAATTTACCAACACCTACTATGGAACAAAGTGGGTTAATCAGTATCGTTGTTGGTGCTGGCGCTGCCTGGTTCGGTCTATA